GTTTATGAAATTCTCAATCGCATCGGTGCAATGAGTATCGAGCAAATTCAAGAGGAGGAGGACTTAATCAAATGAAGATTAATTTCCCAATTACGATAACCGCAGCCGATACAAACAAGCGAACCATCTCTGGTCGAATTGTTGGCTGGAATGAGCGAGGAAATACCAGTGCTGGAGCGACAGTATTCGCTAAAGACAGTATTGATTTTTCAAAGCCAGTTAAATTGTTATTAGAGCATGATAAGACTCGCCCACTAGGCAAATTAATCGATATTACTGCGACAGATACAGGTTTAGAAGGCACATTCAAGTTAGCAAAGACATTTGCTGCTGATGATGCTTTAGAAGAAGCTGCAACTGGACTTCGCGATGGTTTTTCAGTTGGAGTAATGGTTGATGCGTGGGACAACAAAGATGGTGCAATGGTTATTTCAAAAAGCACTTTGGCTGAGGTCAGTTTGGTGTCTGATCCTGCAATTGCATCAGCAAGAGTCGAGCAGGTAGTAGCTGCTGAAACAACACCAGAGAATTCCGAAGCAACCGCTGAGGAAATAACAACACAGGAGGACAAATTGTCTGAGAATACTTCAGATGCTCCTATCGCCACCGAAGCGGTAGAAGCTGCAAAGTCTGAGCCTGTGGCAGTAGTAGCAAATCAACCAGTTGCTTACGCTAAGCCACGCTCACCAATCGTTTCTGCTGGTTCTTACTTAGAGCACTCAATCAAAGCTGCAATGGGCAATGATGAATCACGCACTTATGTTAAGTTCGCAGACGATACATCTACAAATACAGGTCTAACACTTCCACAACACATGAACGAGTTCATTACAACAACTATCGGCTCACGCCCATCAGTTGATGCAATTTCTCGCGGTGTTCTACCTTCATCAGGAATGTCTTTCACAATTCCTAAATTAACAACTGCTCCAACTGTTGATGGAGATTCAACAGAAGGCGAAGCACTTGGTGGAACTGAGATGGCTTCTGGCTATATTACAGTGGATGTAAAGAAAGCCGCTGGATTACAAAATATTAGCTGGGAATTAATTGACAGATCTTCACCAGTATTTTACGATGAGTTAATTCGTCAATTAAACAACGCTTATGCAAAAGCAACTGATACTGCTGTATTCACAAAGATGTTTACAGATGGAACAATTGCTGCAACAACTTCTGCTGATGCTGATGGACTTCAATCATTCATCGCAACAGAAGCAGCTGCTGCATATGCTGCAACAGGTGGATTTGCAACCAACTTGATTACAAACTCTTCATGGTGGTCAGTTCTTCTTGCTGCACAAGACACAACAAAGCGACCAATTTACGCTGCTGCAAATCCTTCAAACAATGCAGGTATTGCATCACCTTCATCAGTCGTTGGTTCAGTATTAGGCACAAACCTATATGTTGATCCATTTATCGGTTCAGGAACTGCAGACGATACAATGCTTTTGGTTAATCCAGATGCAATCACATTCTACGAAGCACCAAAGACAACACTACAAGTTCAAGCGTTCGCAAATGGTCGCTTACAAGTAGCAGTTTACGGATACTACGCAATTGCAACTAAGGTTGCTGGCGGTATTCGCCGCTTCAACAAGGCGTAATAGCCCTGAATGCCTACTGGTGCTCCCGCTGGTAGGCAGCTATTAATGGGAGTTTAGAGAGGAAGATATGCCTAGTATTATTACAGCCACCGAGTTGCGATCAGTGCTTGGCGTATCTTCTTCTTTATATTCAGATAGTTATTTGAATGAAATTATTGATACCGCAGAAGGCGTAATTCTTCCAATGCTGGTTTCTTTCAAAAGTCCAATTCAAGAGGCTGAATTAAAATCAAATGTTGCAATTTTTACAACACTTGGAATTCATGAATTTACTGAGGGTCAGCAAATAGTCATAGCAGGATGTGGAAGCCCATATAATGGAACACGCACAATCTTGGCAGATCATCTTGGGCAATATACATTCGCATGCGCCATTACAAACGCAGATGTGGCGAGCGCAAACATTATCCCATCAGGAACCGCAACCTTATCTTCTGCTTCAACTTATGTTGGAGTCCAACCAGTTCGCTCAGCAGTATTCGCAGTATCTCTAGAAGTATTCCAATCTCGCCTTGCCGGAGGAGGTCAGATTGAAGGCGTTGATTTTACTGCCACACCATTTAGAATGGGTCGTAGTTTATTCAATCGCTGCGTTGGTTTATTAGGCGCATATTTAGATGTCGAAAGCATGGCTCAATAATGCCATCAACAATCCTTTCACAAGTTAGACAACCCTTAGCCGATGCGCTATCAACAGTTGCTGGAAATGTTTATTCTTTCGTTCCAGAGAGCGTAATTCCACCAGCAGTGGTGTGCGTTCCAGATAGCCCATATTTAGAATTTGATTTAATTAATAAATCGGTCATAAAAGCAAAGATCAATATGACCATTTCAGTAGCCGTTGCTTACAATAGCAACCCAGCAAGCCTGGACAATATCGAGCAGCTACTAATGAGCGTTCTGGCAGTAATCCCATCGGGTTATGAAGTCAGTTCAGTAGAAAGACCAACAGTCAGTCAAGTAGGAGCATCAACTCTGCTTATTGCAGATATTAGAGTTTCGACTTACTACAACCAAATATAAGGAGATCAAGTGGCAACCACAGTTATCACAGGGCGTGATTTGAGCCTTACTATCGACAGTAAGTCTTATGATGCTCAAGCACTATCAGTAGCACTAAACACAACTTTAGATCGTCAGGCGTATGAAACAATCGATGCTCGTGTTTACAAGACAGTAGATTACGATGCAACAATGGATCTAACAATCCTTGCCGATTGGGGCGCATCAGGCGCAGGTGGAACATACTCAGTATGTGAACTTCTATGGGCAGCAGCATCATCATCACCAGATACTGCATTGGCTTATACATTTACAGCTGCTAGTGGCGCAGTATTTACTGGCAACTTATACCCATCATTCCCAAATCCAAATGGAAATGGTAAAGATGCACAACAAGTTACATTCACTTTGCAATGCACTGCAAAGCCAACATTAACAGTTAGTTAATTAAGGAAAACGGGAGCAAACAAATGAAACTACCAATAACAATTGAATATAACTCAGGAGATCAAGCAACTTATGTAGCCCAACCTCCTGAGTGGGCAAAATGGGAGAAACAGACAGGAAACACCATTGGTCAAGCCAAAGAAAAGATCGGTATGTGGGATCTTATGTTTCTTGCCTATCATGCTCATAAGCGTGCACTTGGTGGATCACAACCAATCAAGCCAATGGATGCCTGGATGGAAACAGTCGCTGATGTAATAGTTGGTGATGCGGATGACCCAAAAGTCATCCAGAAGGAAGCGTAAGTCGATTACTCGTTGCGGTGGCAATAGCCACTGCGATACCAATGAGCGAATGGACTGATGCAGAAGATTTAATAACCGCAGTTGAGATTTTAAAGGAGCGAGGAAATGGCTGATGTTAAAATTGCCTATGATAAATCCGACCTTCGAGATGTTCTCAAAGCATTCAAAGCGATGGATGAACAAGCAACAGAAGAGGCTCGAACTCAGTCTGCTGCTTTGGCGTATTTTGCATCTGAGGAAATTAAGCAAGCAGCTGGAACAAGAACAAAGGGAACTAAGGCAGCGCAGAGAATTGCGGATGGCGTTTCCATTTCAAAATCGTCAAAGATTGGTGAGTTCTCATACGGCTTTGCACGACAGAAGTTTTCAGGTGGTGCTACAACGCAAACCCTATGGGGTGGTTATGAGTTTGGTTCTAATAAATTCAAACAGTTTCCTACATATAGTGGGAGATCAGGTCGAGGTAGTAGAGGCTGGTTCATATATCCAACCCTTCGCAGAATTCAGCCTGAATTGATTAATAAATGGGAAATAGCCTTTGATCGTATTCTTAAGGAGTGGGGATAATGGCAACAGGTAATCGCACGCTTAAGTTATCCATCCTTGCTGATGTCGATGATCTTAAAAAGAAATTAGATCAAGCCGATAATGCCGTTGCAAATAACACCAGCCGATTAGAGGATTTTGGTCGTAAGGCTGCTGCTGCATTTGCCGTAGCTGCCGCTGCTGCCGTTGCCTATGGTACTAAATTAGCCATTGATGGGGTCAAAGCAGCCATTGAGGATGAGCAAGCACAGTTTAGATTAGCCGCTGCATTAAAGACCGCCACAGGGGCAACTGATGCCCAAATAAAGGCAACTGAGGATTACATCCTAAAGACATCTTTGGCTACTGGCGTTTCAGACGATCAATTGCGCCCAGCACTCCAAAGATTAGCCGTATCCACTAAGGATGTTTCAAAGGCTCAAGAATTATTGGGCTTGGCATTAGATGTTAGCAAGGGATCAGGTAAGAGCCTAGAAGAAGTTGCCAATGCACTTGGTAAGGCTCAGGATGGCAATACGACTGCACTTGGTCGTTTAGGATTAGGTTTATCAAAGGCTGAACTTTCAACCCTTTCATTTACTGAAGTTCAACAAAAATTAGCCGATCTTTATGGTGGAGCAGCAGCTAAAAATGCTGAAACCTTTCAAGGCAAAATTGATCGCTTAAAAGTAGGATTTGATGAAGCAAAGGAAAGTTTAGGTTACGCATTAATTCCACAGGTTGAAAAATTAATTACTTATTTGAACGATACAGGCATTCCAACCCTTAACGCATTTATCGCTGGATTAACTGGAGATCAAGGTTTAACTGCATCATTAGATGAAAGCCAAAAGGGAGCAGCAACATTTGGTCGCACAATTGCTGGAGTGGCTGGCATCATTTCAGGATTTATTACATTCATTAGAGAAGCCATTGGTTTATTGGTTGAGTTTGCTAACCAGGCAATTAAGTTAATTAACATAGTTAAACCAGGTGCAGACATTGGATATATTCCAAACCCATCACTTACTGGCACAATGCTTGGACAATCTGCTCCTACATTAATGACTAATGCCAATGCAAGAGAAAACCGCACAACAGTAAATAACATCACAGTTCAAGGTGCAATTGATCCAGTTTCAACTGCCCGTCAAATTAATAACCTAATTCAAGGTGAAGCCACAGCTGCTGGAACATTTGCCGGACTTGGCAGAAATAGATTTGGTGCTGGAGATTAATCTTGGCATTATCTAGCGTTCAAGCCACAGTTCTAATTGATGGAACTTCATTCAATTCAAATACTATTGATAATATAGTCATTGATTATGGTCGATCAGTTGTTTGGGAACAAGCCAGAGCATCTTATGCCAAAATCAGTTTATACAATCCAGACAATACCGATTGGGCTTTCGATTTAACTGATCCAGTTGTGATCAAAATTAAAAATGCATCTGGAACAGATCGCACAATTTTCACAGGCAAAATTAACTCAATTAATGGCAAAATGGCTGCTATTGGTGCAGTCAGAGATATAGCAGTTGTTGAAATAATTGCTTATGGAACTTTGGCTGATATGGCACGCAGAAATATCGGTGGATCAAACTGGGCTAGAGAATATGATGATGTTCGCATGGCTAGAATTTTTACTGAGGCTGGCGTTGATGTAGATGTGGTAGATACTCCAGGAGATTATGAATTTGATGCTAGAACTGGTTTAGTGGCAAATGCTTATTCCACAGCGGTAAATTATGCAACTCAGGCATTTGGATATATTTATGAAACAACTACTGGCAAAGTTGGATATGCCAATGAAGCAAGAAGAAAAATAGACATTACTGCAAATGGATATTACAACATTCCAACCAACATTATTAATGGTTATAGTCTGGCATCATCCCGAAATGTGAATGATGTTATCAATTCCGTTTATTTGACTTATGGTACAAATTCAAGCATCAGTGCGAGTTCATCTGGATCCATTGCAACTTATGGAACAAGAGCTGCCAATATCACCACAGAACTACATAATGCAATAGAAGCCGAATTTCAGGCTAATCGGTATGTTGCTCTTCAATCATATCCACAAACTAACCTTGATGCTTTCACGATTTCTTTATTCAACCCAAATGTTTCAAATGCAGCAGTGGATGTGTTTTTGCAGATAAACATGGGCAAGGCTATACAAATTTCAGGATTGCCGTATTCAATCGATCATGGAACTTTTACCGGTTTCGTTGAAGGTTGGACTTGGACAATATCAAGAAAATCAATCAATTTATCGATTAGGGCAACGGATGCAATTTTGAGCCTGACCCCTACAAGATGGCAGGATGTTGTGGGCACTCTTGCCTGGAATGCTCTCGATCCTGCGCTACAATGGGCTAATTACAACTAAGGAGAATAAGTGGCACTATCACCTAACTATTCATGGACTGAGCCAGACGATACCAGTTTCGTCAAAAATGGCGCAGATGCCATGAGAACACTTGGAAACGCTATTGATGCGACAGTCAATAAAATTGAAATGTCTAAGGCAAAGATTGTCCATCCATTTCTTCTGATGGGAGCATAATTCATGGCAACAGCATCGTATAAGGTATTAGGTCAGGTAGCCACAGCTGCTACGACTGAAACTGATTTATACACAGTTCCAGCATCAACTGAAACAATTATTTCAACATTAACAGTAGCAAATAGAGGTTCGACTTCTGCTACTTATAGAATTTCAATATCAGTTAATGGCGCAGCCACTGCGACTAAAGACTATATTGCTTACGACACTACAATTGCAGCAAATGCCACAGTTGCATTAACAATGGGTGTAACTATTGATGCTGCGGACAAAATTAGAGTTTATGCTTCATCGGCAAATTTATCATTCGCAGCATTTGGAAGTGAGATAATTTAATGGCAATTTCCCAATATCCAGCGCCTTTTGCAGTTCCAATGGGTTTGACTCTGCAACAAACCATACAATCATCAGGAGCAGTAACAATTCCATCTGGAGTGTCTTTTGTTTACGCTATTTTAATTGGTGGTGGTGGTGGTGGTGGCTTTGGTGGTGGCGGTGCTGGTGGTTTAGTTCAAGGTTATGTTCCAACAGCATCAACTTGCACAATTGGAGCAGGTGGAACAGGTTCATTATCAAACTCATCAATTGAAAGCACCAGTGGAGGATTTACTTCATATTCAACATTAATTGCTGGTGGCGGTGGTCGTGGAGGTTCTTCAACAACTGCTAGTGGTGGTGCTGGTTCACTTGGAGGCGCAGGCGGTGGTGGTGCTAATGCGGCTGGTGGTGCTGGCGGAGGAGGTTCAGCAACAATACTTAATTATACGTATGGCGGTGGTGCTGGATATACACTTGGTAACGGCGGTGATGGTTATTCTGCCGGCGGTGGTGGTGGAACAACAACAACTTCAGCATTTGGTGGCACTGGTGGAAAAGGAATTTCTGGTGGTGGCGGTGGTGCAAGTTCTAGCGCAACAGGTGGTGGTGGAGCAGGTGGCGCAGGACAAATTGGCGGCGGTGGCGGTCGTGGCGCAGGTGCTACTGGAGGCGCAGGTGGCGCAGGTAAATTTGCTGGAGGAACTGCTAACGGAGCATTAGGCGGTGGCGGCGGTGGATATTTAGGAGCAGGTTCAAACGCATCTACTGGCGGTGGTGCAGGTGGAAATGGCGGCGGTGGCGGTGGTGCAGAAAATAATACTGGCGTTGCTGCTGGAGCAGGTGGAGCAGGTGCTCTACTTCTTTACTACTAAGGAGAATTTGAATGGCTAATTTTGCAGTTCTTGATGGCAATACAGTTTCAAATGTTATTGTTGCTGAAACAGTTGAAGATGCTGAATTAGCAACTGGATCTGAATGCATTGAATGCGATGGATCATTTTGGATTGGTTGGACTCGCAAAGGCAAGAAATGGATCGCTCCAGTTGAGCAAACCCTGGCTGAGTAAATCCGCAGTTCAATTAAGAGAACAAATCGATGATAACTTCCCTGATAGGGACAGAAAATCAGATGGTTGGATAGCGGACGCAAGGCACCTAGCAGCTGGTAAATCAGATCACATACCCGATCCCAAAACTGCCGTAGTTCGTGCAATTGATATTGATAAAGATTTAAGTCAAATCAAAGGCATCGCAACTTACCTAGTTGAACAAATCAGAGTTTATGCCAAAGCCGACAAAGTCAAACGCATCAATTACATAATCTTTGATGGTAAAATTTGTTCTGCTATTGGAAACTGGAAATATCGAGCCTACAAAGGTTTCAACAAACATGAGCATCATATTCATGTTTCCTTTAGCCCTGCGGGAGATCAGGATGGGTCATTTTTCGACATCCCACTACTTGGAGGTAAAGTATGAAACTAACTAAGAAACACAAAGCAGCTATCAAATCCTACCTACGGGCAGTTGCAGCATCTGGATTAACAGTTGCGCTCGCCATTGTGGGGGATGTAAAGCCTGAGTATGCAGTATTGCTTGGTGCGTTAGTTGCACCTCTAATCAAAGCATTGGACATTAAAGAACCCGATTTTGGCTTAACTGAAAAACTATGAGCCAGGCAGATTTCTTCACGCTTTACTTTGCAACAGTTGGTGTAATCGGCTCACTAGCTGCTTATGTGATCTCTCATTTAATGGCAGAAATTAAACGCCTTAATGAGCGTGTCGATGAGATTTACAACATCCTTTTAGAGCGATAATTTCAACATGGCTAATACACGCAAGAAGCAACCTGCAAAGCGCAAAAAGATTGCAAAGAAGCGCATTGTGCGTAATACGCCAGAGCCATTAACCAAACTCGATGTATTTTATGCATCAATGCATGAATGCTATAAAGCAGCTCGTAAGGCTGGTTTTAGCGAAGGCATCGCACTTTGGATGATGCAAGATAGAGTCCTACCCGACTGGATTGTCGGAGATGGTGCGATCATTCCTTCGATTGATCCAACTGACGATGAAGAGGATTTAGATTAAAGCCAATCGTAGGTATTTAATAACGCCAGATTTACAAATTCCACTACACCATCCACAAGCGGTCAAGAACATGATCCGCATGTCCCGCCACGAAAAATTTGATTTTGTTTTAAATGTTGGCGATGAACTTGATATGACTAGCCAATCCCGTTGGGTAAAAGGCACAAAATTAGAATTTGCTGAAACCCTCGATAAAGAGAGATCAATTGCTCAGGATATTCTTTTCGATCTGGGCACAACCGACATAATCAGATCAAATCACACTGATCGATTATTCACCACATTGCTTAAAGGTGCTCCATCATTGCTCGGACTTCCAGAACTAGTATTTGAAAAATTCATGAATTACTCAGAATTGGGCATTCGTTTCCACAAACGTGCTTATGAATTTGAGCGTGGTTTCTTCTTGGCTCATGGCGATGAAGGTGTGATGTCCAAGCATGCTGGCATAACTGCCCTTAATTTGGCTAAAAAGTGGGGTAATAGCGTAGTTTGTGGTCATACCCATAGGCAGGGTGCAGTAAGGCATCAAACTGGCTTAAACGGGCGTTATTCCACGATTTGGGGCATTGAGGCTGGTCATCTCATGGATATGAAGAACAAAGCCTCCTATCTCAAATATGCTTCAGCCGATTGGAATATGGGTTTTGTGGTTCTGAGTTTTGGCAAAAAAGGACACACAGTCGAAGTTGTGCCAGTCAATCATGATGGCAGTTTCACATACAACAAGAGGACTTATGTCTAGAGAAACCGACTACAAACCTCGCACAATTGATGAGCAGATTGATGCCGTTGATAACAGTATTGTTATTTAACACGCCCATCACATTATCGAGATTGTCGCTGATTTAGGACACACTAATCCCAACAGGCAAACGCCTGAGATCGGGAGCAAAACATGAATAACTTATCTGATCAGATGGCAGTTGCCATTGTGATCTTTTCTGGCTTAGGTGTAATGGCATTAGTTGCCTGGCTAGATGATCGTAAAAATAGAATACTTGATGCCCACTGGCGTGCTGGTTATGAACAAGGCATGAAAGTAGTCAAGCGAAATGTCCGCTAATCGTGATGCGCTATTTGCAGAAGCAACAATACTTACACAAGATCGAGGTCGAATTTATGGATCTCCATATACCAACCATAAGCGAATTGCAGACATCTGGTCAGGAATTCTCGACATGCCAATTACAGCTCACCAGGTTGTTCTTTGCATGGTCGGACTCAAGATCGCTCGTTTGGTTGAAACACCAACACATCACGACAGTGTTGCAGATTCAGTCGCTTACTTGGGATTCTATGAAGATGTTGTCGAAGCGCAACTGACCGATGATTACGAAAAATTTTAATCGGAGTGTGTGGTGTGATTTTTGCAAAATGGAATGGGGTCAAAGAGCGAATGGTAGTTGGTTTGAGAAAGCGCAACAGCCAGCAACATGGATCTCAACATCATCAAATGGAGTTCAAAGAGCCTACTGCGACAAATGCCGACACTATGTGGAGGCTTGGCATGATGGGACTACTTGGGACATTCGTTCCCAACAGGAATATAGACAAGGGAAACAGGAGTTAGATTATGGCTTTTAATTTGGAGGATTATGAAACAGTTGAAGAAAGATTGGCGAAATTCTGGAACGACAACCCAGATGGCAGAATTGAAACGGAAAGGGTTGTGGCACATAACGCTACTCATGATGAATATGTTTTTGTGGCTCGCCTATTTAGAACTGAGGCTGATAAACATCCAGTATCGACTGGGTGGGCGAGTGAAGTCAAAACCAGTTCAGGTTTTAATAAGTTTGCTTGCGAACTTGCTGAAAGTTCTGCATTGGGGCGTGCGCTCGCTAACTGGACTTATGCCAAAAAAGGTGCAAGACCATCCCAAGTCGAAATGCAAAGAGTTGCACAGGGCAACCAAGAAGATATTAAACCTCGATATGGATCACCTGGATCTCGATCAGCTGCAATAGAAACTGCTTTAAGGACTAGCATTAAAAACGAGCCGTGGGAAGCACCTAAATTAGAAGATCCAGCACCAGTCGCATGGTCAGTTGATGATTTGGCTAAAGAACTTAACGCTGAAAAGATAGGCGAGAGTTTTGATTGTAAACATGGTCAAATGCTTCGTAAAGAAGGCACATCAAAGCAAGGCAAGCCATATCTAGGTTATGTCTGCGTTGAGAAGAAGAAGGAAGATCAATGTGAT